ATCTACTTCAGCCCCTTATTTTATTCCAATCACCACGCAACATTTTTACATTCCCCACATTAACTTGTGCCGCAAATGGTTCTGCTCGAGTTACTTTATCTCCACTTTCAGGGCTGAATTTCACCCGATAACCGTTAAAAATATTCCGTACAAAATGAAGAACCTGAGATTTTCCTGCCTGCCCAGGATCTTGAGGAATACTAATCTGAACAGGAGTACCATCTAATGAAGCAGTGTTTCTCATCATTCTATCTCGTTCATCAGAGCCTAAATCTCCGTGAGCTAAATCAGCGATAATCACTATGCCCTCTGACGTAATGCCAACTTTTGCTCCGGCAGTTGGGTCACCGCCAACTGTAGCTCCCAAATCCCACCCTCGAACCCAACGAATATTTCCGGCAGGTAAGGCATTAATAATCTCAATCTGATTTGGCTTAAATACACCACCATCCAAAGGAGCTGGTCGTTGCATATATTGCCCGGCAAACATATAAGGTGCAGCTTTTTCCATTTGGCGTAGTTGCTCAATACTATGCTTTTCTGGCCATAATGCTTCTCCATCATCAGTAATGGCGGCAAGATTTAAATGCTCCCACTCTTCACCATTACCACCATCTAACAACCATCCAGATAAATCACTCTCATGCAATCGTTGCATAATTACGATAATAGGCGTATTTTTTGGATCGTTCTTACGGCTTTCAACAGTGTTTTGGAACCAATCAATTACGTTTTGGCGCATTACATCAGAGCGAGCTTCATCGGCTTTATGAGGATCGTCTAAAATTATCGCCCCACCAACCCCCTCTCGTTGTTTACCTGCACCAAACCCTGTAATCGTACCTCCTGCGCCTGTTGCGTAGAAAACACCGCCATTTGTTGTAGTCCAATGATTTTTAGCTTCACTATCAAGAATGACATTTTGGAAAATTTCCTGATAAGCTTCATGCTGAATAAGAGAACGGATATTTGAACTGTTATTTACCGCAAGCGTGGCAGAATAACTAGCGTGGATAAACTCACAATCAGGAACTTTACCAAAGCACCACGCCACAAAATTAACCACTGCAATTTCTGTTTTAGAATAGCGTGGTGGGATATTGATGATCAGTCTTTTGGTTTTTCCTTGGAAAACTCTCATCAAGGCTTCGCAAATTAACTGGTGATGTTTTGCCCTTAACCACTTGTAACCACGCTTTTGCAAAAACATGTAACGAGTAAAAAAGTAAAGATCGTTTCTCACCAATTCTGCCGCCACTAACTTTTGTGCTGCACTGAACTGAAACATATCTACACCTTTTTCAGCAAGTCTTGAGCTATCTCTCTGAATTCATCATTGGATAGATTGATATTCTGGTTTGTAACTGTGCCGGAAATCTCTTGAATTTGCTTATCACGCCATTTATCAGGCTGCCTATTTTTGAGCCAAAAAATAGCGGATGTTGGATCAGGCGGGTAGTGCTTAATTAGAGGTGTCTCAACAATTTGATTTTCAATCACTCGGATATCAATATCAGGAGCCTCATAGCCTAATGCCCTTTGATAAAGACTGTTAGCTACATTTGCATCTGCTAGCATTTTCCCTTTTTTTATGGACTCGCAAAAATCAGAATGCTCTAATTTCCATCGGTTTATTGTTGATTCATCAACATCAAAAAAATCAGCAATATCTTTGTCTGTAGCACCTAATAAACATAACTTTTCTACTTGGGCGGTATATTCGGATTTATATTTTGTTGGTCTACCACGCCCCTTAGACGTGGATTTCACCTCGTCTTTTTTCTTAGGCATAGGTTTAATCCTTATAGGTTATTTCTGTGTTTATGTTCTTGTGGCTTTGAAAGACTTAAAGCCAGTATCTATCTTTTTGTTTGGATGAGATTTTCTAATTGCCGCTCCAGCAAGGCGAATACGCTCTTTGGAAATTTCGGCGATATTTTTAAAGCCTGCCTTAAAGGCTTCGGATTTTTCATTCGTTTTTTCAGGAAGTTGCACCAAAATAAATTGACGATTTCCCCCGTCTTCAGCGTTCAATTGCATGACGGCATGGGCGGTTGTGCCAGAACCTGCGAAGAAATCTAATACAATATCATTACTTGTAGTTTTAAATTTAGTTAAATACTGAATTAAGCTAATGGGTTTGGTATAACTAAAAACCTCTGTTCCAAATAATTCCATAACTTCTTTTGTTGCAATTTCATTTGTTTCAACTTGTTGTTCAGATTTATTTATAACGGGTGTAATAATTTTATCTTTAATAAAATTGGTTGGTCTCTTTGAACCTTTCTCTAGCCTCTGAAAACGAACCGAAATTTTTTCTGTTTTAGCTATAAAAGTAGTGCCATTTGATACTTCTTCGTCTAATTTATTTTGTGTCCATTTAAATTCCCCAACTAATTCAACATCATTGGTTGCAAAATAATTATTTATAGAAATATCATTTAATAGAGTTACTTTTTCATACTCTCCAGCCTTTAAAATACCTCTTTCCATAAATTTTATTGAGAAAGTATTTGCAGGAAAAATTAATTTCACTTTAGAATTCCCGGAATTTAATAATGGTTCATCTCCATCATCTTGATTCTCACCCACATATTTTTGATTATCTTTATTCTTCTCATAACACAAAATATATTCGTTGGTTTTTCTTGATTTGGTAGATAAACTTGGTGGTGTAGATGTTTTTACCCAAGAAAAAATTTCAATAAAATTTTCTTCCCCAAATATTTCATCACATAGAATTCTCAGCTGTGCCATTTCATTGTTATCAATGGAAATAAAAATTACCCCATCATCTTTTAATAGTTCACGGGCAATATAAAGGCGTGGATACATAAAGGTGAGCCAGGCGGAATGACTTAATTCTCTCTTGGAAACCGATTTGATTGATTTTTTAGCCTCAATTAAGGAAATGTTATACATATCGGCAATTTGTTGAGGCGTATAAGTAAATTTATCGTTATAACAAAATTTTTTACCAGTATTGTATGGAGGATCAATGTAAATCATTTTCACGCTATTAGCGTAGGTGTCTTTCAGATACTTCAAAACCTCTAGACTTTCTCCCTCAATAAAGATATTGCTAGAGATCTTATTCTCCGGTTTTTTATTATGAGCTTTATCTTCGACTAAACAAATTGAATGAGGAGTGTCAATCTGATTTTTAGCTAGTGTTTTGCCAATCCAATTTAATCCATATTCAAAAGACATTCTTATACAACTCTCTTATTTCTGCGCTTGCTCTACTCGCCATTCCCGAATCTTATCAACTCGGTTTAGGCAAACATCACGCTCACGTTTGAGGATAACGGCATATTGCGCAACATCACCGTAAGTGCTGCCGTTAAATGGGGTTTTGTCTAAATGGGAAATAAAAGCCGCAGGGAGCGTAGGGCAAGCCGTTGTGATTGGCTCATTCTTGGCGCAAGAACTCAACAATACTGCGAGGAGCGTTGCTGTTATAAGCTTCACTCTCTTTAATTTGTTTTGGGATGGTTCTGATAACTTCATCTGATTTACTCCTTGCTTCTGATTCCGCTTTACTCAATTCAAGTGTCAGGCGTTGGTTTTCTTCCGCCTCAAATTTAAGCCGAGAAATGACCGCACTTTGATTAGCGATAGTTTGGGCTTGCGCCTGATTATCGGCTTTTAGTTCATCAATCACATTTGATTGGTGCCAAACCCAGCCACCTAACCCCAATATTGCCGTAAGTGCAATGAATGCAACTAGCACAAACAATTTCGTCATAGCGCCTGTGAAGATATTTAACATTCTCAACTCCTAAAATGTGAGGAATCCTAAAAAGAGAAACCAACCCCAACCGGTAATACCATGAAAAGCAAGAAAACCTGCCGCAATAAATAAACAAGTGCTCGGTAAATATCTCATCTCAACCCCGTTAGGCATAATTGCCGCTCTTTATCTCTTCTGATTTCCAACCCACGCAATTTTTTACCACCGGCATAAACCCATTTCGGAAACTCATTACAAGCTCCGACATAGTCACCGGCATTGGCTTTACGGAACATCGTTGATTTACGCATTGCACCACAACCCACGTTAAATACCATGGAAGTCATGGCATCAAATGTACCTTGTGGCAAGGTTCGCCCCTTGGCATATTGATTCACACACCCCTCGGCAATTCTTAAGTCATTCGCCCAGCGGTCCGCAATCTCTTTGTCCGTGTAACGTTTATTGGGATTAATCGCTCTACCGCTTGCTGCCGTTGAACCAATCCCAACCGTCAAAACATCGGCAGGGCATTGATACGGATCACAACGACAACCTTCTGCATTGCCGATAATCTCCATTCCCTTTTCACTAATCCGTAAATCAGGGTGATCCGTCTGCACGATACCGATAATGGCGGCGACACTACATACCACCACACCACTAACAGTACCGGCAATTTTTAATCTACTCATCTCTTAATCCTCGCTTGAGTTGCTGCACTTTAAGTGCATGGATTTCTTCTTCTCGTTCCTCCGCTCGCTCTCTTGCCCGACCTTCAGAACATTTTGAATAAAGATTAACTAATGCCGTCACAATACCGATAGCAAGACTGATCAACATTAAATTTTGCTGGTCGCTTAACCAAGCAAGTAAACCGGAAAAGCTAGACCAGAAATAACTTTGGTTTCCCGGGTCTTTAAACATTTTCATACTCCACCTCACTTTTGAGGCAATAAAAAAGCTCACCTGTTACAGTGAGCTGTGGTTCTGTTAAGATAAAGTTTCCACACAATAAAATAACAGAGGTTTAAAATGAAACTAAATCGTGCATTGCAAAAAGAAATCTTACTGAAACTTGCTGAAACCTATCCACATCCTAATGGCGAACAATTAATTCACTATATTGGACGAGAAAAAGGATATGAGGGATTAAATAATCACTCTTATGAACATGTTGTTGCCAATTTATTCTACTTGCAAGAACACCAACTTGTTGATGGATTTTCAATAACATACGCATTAGGGGGCGCTTCTGTCGAGAATTTTTATAACGCTCGTTTAACGAATAAAGGCGCCGATTTTCTACTTGATGACGGAGGTTTATCTGCAATCTTAGGAACTATCACTGTAAAATTTCACGAAGATACACTGAAAGCGTTACTGGCAAGTAAAATCCAATCTGCCAATATTCCTGCCTCAGAAAAATCTACTCTACTTTCTGCATTGAAGAATCTAAGCGGAAAAGCCCTAGAGCAGGTAATAACGAAATTGGTTGATCTAGGCTTTGAAAATGCGGATCAAGCCATTCCTCTGCTGAAAATAGCGTTTGAGTCTTTACAGAAATCTGTTTCTTAAAAATAAAGCTACCAATCAGCTTTCCGGTTTGATTGCGAATAGGTAATGAAAATTGCTCGATTGAGTGCTTTTGGGAAGAATTAGGAATAGAAAGCATTAAGCGATCTTTTTCATCTAACCACATTTCAATCCCCAAAAATGCGAAAGGCTGAACAAGTTTGTTATCTTCCATTTTTCACCACCAACAAAAAAGCCCCGACTGGAAACCAATCAGGGCTGTTAAAATTTATTTGTGCGTTGCTTATGTGCAAAAACCGCACTATAGTGTGAATCATATACTTTCAGTCTAGACTTTGCAAGTATTTTTTCAATAAAGTGCGATTTTTTTAATTAGATTTTACGGCTCTAGAAAGGCAAGAATATCCGCCTTGTGTTCGGGGTAAGGCAATTCTTCTGCTAACATTGAAATGGCAAGCCTTACTCGATCCATAGTTCGGCATTGGCGGTTGAGCAATCCCCACATTTTAGGTTCTTCGGCTTTATGTTTTACCATTGAATCGTGGAACTCGGCTGAATAGTAATAAAGCAACGCTAACGGATAAAGCAAGGAATATGAGAGTGTTGGCTTTTTGACCGCAATGGAAGACATTGAGGCAATATAGATAAGCACATCCCTTAAGTGGGAGCGTGGGATTTGTTCGTATTTTGCAACATTGAATTTATTTTTAGTTCTTGCCCAAATTTCGCCGTAGCTTAAGCCCGTGCGTTCGTGAGTGGCTTTTACTGCATTTTGAATTTGGCGTTGCTCTTCGGGTGTAATTGTTTCCGTCAAAACAATCTGTTTCGGTTCTAACTGGTATTTCCCAGTTTTGCGGATCTGCGGTAATACTTCTGCCGTTACCCATTTTCTAAAACGGTGAGGAACAGATCCTTTTTTCACGGCATCACGGCAACGTAAGATCAAGGTGTACATTCCGCTTTCGCTGACTAAATTTACTTGATCATTGCCTTTGCTTATGCCCTTAATTGAAGTAAGGGCTACTTCATCTTCATCAAGATTTCTTAAAGCATTTGTTGTTTGGGTAAGTCCCAATGCTTGACAAACATCAGCAGCAACAAACCAAGGTTCATTATTGATAGCTAAAGTGCGGATAGAATTTTGTTCAAAATTGAAAGTTGAGATTTGAGTTGATTGAGACATAAGTCTACTCCTTTGGATTTTTTACGAAATATTTCCCTAAACATAGGGCGCCAAGAGGTTCGTAAACCGTCCAAAGTCGGCTGGAGTTATTTCCCTTTCGGGTATTGTATTCCTCGCCCTCTCGGCATAGATTGAATTTTAGGTATGCACAATCAAAATTCGCAGGAAGAGAGAAAAGAGATCACGAATTTTAGGCATAAAAAAACCGCTATGCTGTCGGGTGCGGATTTCCGCTCTGGATTTAAGGTTACGACACCTTAGTTAGGATAATACAAAAAAGCCCTATTGATTGCAATAGGGCTAATTACTATTATTTGTCTAAACACTGATATTGCATTGTAACTGTAAATTCATTACACCCGAAACCAGTAGGCATTGTACAAACCTGTCTTTTTCCACCAAATTTTTCAGCATTTTTATAACCCCAAGAAGAACAGCGTTTCTTAGCGACTTCTAATCCTTGTTCTTCGCTAATTTTTGGTACTTCAAAACCACTATATGTGTATGATAATTCAATTGTACCATCAGATTTACTTCCTCCTGTTGCTACTAATTCTTTATGAACAGTACAACCAACCAATAATGTACAAGCTAATCCAGTCAATAATAATTTTTTCATTTTAAGATCTCCATAAAGTAAAAAAGAGATCGCATTATAGGAAAAAAGGATTCAATTAATTGATTTTTTTGAGTGATTTTTAAGCGAGCTATATCATCTTGCTTTATGTAGCGTGTTACACTACAATAATACCATTAATTATTAAAACGACTTGTTATGATACTTTCTTTTAAACATAAGGGACTGGAAAAATTTTACAAAACCGGTTCAACAGCTGGCATTATCGTTGCACACTCTGCTAAGTTGAAACGGATCTTAGCCCGTTTAAATAGCAGTAAAACCGCTCAAGATATGAATATCCCCGGTTGGAATTTACACCCTTTATCCGGCAATCTTGTCAATCATTGGAGCGTTAAAGTCAATGGCAACTGGCGCGTAACATTCAAATTGGAAAATGGACACGCTGAAATTGTCGATTACCAAGATTATCATTAGGAGTTTATTATGCGTATGCACAATCCCCCACACCCGGCAGAAGTTATTCGTGAAGATATTTTGCCTGAACTTGGTTTAAGTGTGACTGAGGCAGCTAAACAGTTAGGCGTAAATCGAGTAACACTTTCCCGTTTATTAAATGGTAAATCCGGCATTAGTGCCGATATGGCATTACGTTTGCACGTTTGGCTTGGAGAAAATAGCCCTAGTCCTGAAAGTTGGTTACATCAGCAAGCTGATTATGATTTATGGCAAGCCTCTCAAAAAGCAGATTTCTCAATAAAGCCTATTTTTGCTTAAAAATAAAGGCTCTTAGTGAGCCTTTTATTACGCCATAAATACTGTTTTCCCTGTATGCAACATTAATTTGAGTGATGTTTTCGCTGTTTTTAGACGGTTAAAATACTCTGCCCTAGAAATATTAAGGTAACGATGAATATCGTTAACTTCCCACCGCTCCACATAGGTCAGCATAAACACATCATAAAGCTCAGGGTTCACTTTATACATAATCAACATACATTCGTTAATCTGCATTCCCAGTTCATCAGAAATTGGGTCTAAGTACGGTTTATAGGCATATTCGGCATTAGGCTTAACTTGAGCAAATCCGGCTGATATGCGAGGAAATTCCGTACCGTAACGAGGTGTCGCTCAATAGCCCCATTGCACCGCTACTCTATCGATATTAATACTACTCATTTAGCCCCTCTAATGTTTTAATTTTTGCTTTGTAATACTTGATAATTTCTTTACAGTCTTCGATGGTGTATTTTTTCGGGTCGTGATCTTGGCGTTCCAGCCACTCGACTTTATCTACACCGATTTTCCCCACAAGATGAATCCGATATTCAATGGCATTGCCGCTTTTATGGTTATTACAGGGCTGGCATTGTTTATGAACATTCAACTCACAAAACCGTAATTCGGGTGCCGCACCAACACTGCGGTAATGCCCTGCGTGCCATTGCCCTTGATGATAGCGACCGCAACTAATACATGGCTCATCTTTATCCCGTAAACGAATGAATTTATTAAACACTGTCTGCGCCTCTTTCAGCCATTCTGAACGGCTTTTTAATCTTGCCTTACGCTCCTTTAGGTTTTTCTTTTCGGCTTTTTCTCGGGCTTTCTGTGCGCTATCTCGGACTAACTCAATAGCACATTTCGGAGAACAAGCCTTTTGCATTGAGTTAAACGGGGTAAACGCTGCGTCACAGGATTTACACTTCTTTGGTTTGAGTGATTTAGTTCTCATCTTCCCCTCTAAAAAAACGCATAAAGCTGATTAATCACATTTTCATCGGTGGTGTTGCCGAAAACGTGTTTTAGTGCAGCGTTAATCACTGCACTTAGGCATTCCCCACGCTCAATATCGTCCATCTCGTCAAGCTTTAAACTCTGTGCTTCTCGGCTGATTTCCCCAGTGTCAAAATCAACATACTCATCAAAGAACCCGGCAAGAATCGTTAATCGTTTGCGAAAATGATTGAATTGTTTTACTTCGTCGGCAAACTCAAGCCCGCTGTTTTCTGTCGTCCAGTGATCGAAACAGAATTTAAAAAATGCAAATAATTTACGGTGCAATCTAGGGTTATTGACTTTCTTTAGCTCGATTTCATAAAGCCCACCGTTTTCAAGTCGTTTCAGTTTATCTAGATACATATCATCAGCGGGACAAAGGATTCCACCGGCATTTTTAATCATCGGGATTTTCATTCTTGATACTCCACACCCAACGCTTCCAAGCCAAAATAACCGCAGGATTTTGTGCGATTGATGGCGCATTGCTCACTTGCCTGCGGGTATGGCACCGGCTTGATTAAATGGCCGTGACATCTAAATCTATCGTCCGACCATTCGCCAATAAATGCCGACACCGGTTCACCGACCCATAAATCTTCTAATTCCGCACCGCACTTAGGGCATTTAAAGCGATTGTCCGTCATAATACCCACCGCACTTTTTCACAAAATCCAATTCCACTTGACGTGTTACAAAGCCCTGCATAAACGGATCGAACACCGCCACCATAGAGCCTTTGTTATTGCCTTTGACTTCTTGACCCGTAACCGGGTGTAAGAAATTGATTCGCCCACCTATGATGTCGATAACCTCCGTGGCGTTTTCTTGAATCAGCTTGTACCACTTGGTGCTTTTATCTGCCGGTAACAACATCACCACTAAATGACCTTGTGCCATTAATTCAGCTGCACGTTTTACAAATGGCATTGGGTCGCTGTAAGGAGGATTGACGAAGATTCTGCTATTTGCCTTGTAACAATTAAACTCAAGGAAATTCATCGATTCCGTGACGAAATAGGCACATAAGGCGTTACGGCTACTTGCACAGCCATCTACATTGAACCGGAACAATAAATTAAGCCAATTAAACACATATCTTGCTGTACGATAGTGGTCTTTGTTAAATTCGGTCATTGCATTGCTCCTCGCATCTTTGCCATAAAACGGTCCCTTGCTTCGTCTGCCCGTGCCTTGTCATAAAAACTTGGTTTTTCCGAAATCATTTTTGGAATATCCTCAAAAGGGAAATTTGACCGCACTTTTTCTGCCGCCTCATTGAGTAATTTCTCAATGACTTTGCGTGTGTCATCCTCGGATTTTTTGCGGCATTTTTCATAGAGATTCTTCAAGAGCCAATATTCAACTTTTGAACGATATTGAAATTCGTCCCGATTGAATCGGGCATAGCCCAAAAATGTTTGGTAGCGTTGGTATAATTCCGCTTCATTCGGTAAGCCCAATGCGTGATAGTCAACCCATTGGCACCAAGAAACAAACAACCCCACGCTTGGCAAAAATTTATCTGTAGATTCCTCGGCAATGGTTAGCCCTTTTTCAAGTTGAGATCTGGTAATTTTTTTCTTCACCAACACACGCAACCACGTTTGTTTGGTTTCAAGATAATCCGCCTCAGTCTCAAATGCAGTACGCCAACCGGGAAAAATCCCTTTCAATTTCTGAAAGAGCCAATTAATCATTGCTTCGGCACGTTGCGCACGTTCCGGCGGAATTTGGTTTAATTGAGATTGTGTCGCTAAAGATTCCATTGCTGTCCATCCACGGTGATGCTCATTCCGGCAGACCACCCCGTCTGCGTATCGTCAAATTTTGGCTTGTTTGGAGGTGCCATCCCTCGCAGTTTTTCATCACGCCAATCCCAAGTGGCGTTAAAGCCCTGCCAGTTCCGTTCAATCATAATTTCAATCACCTCGCCAATTGAAATCCCTGCTCTGTCCGCCTGTTTCTGCAAGCGATTCATCTGGGTTTCGCTAATCACGCCCTTTTTGGCTTTGCGGTGTGCAATAAAATCTTTGGCAAGCTGACCGGTTATTCCAAACTGCTCAAGCAAAATTTCAGCCTCGCTTTTTTGCGTAGTTTTTTTATTAGGGTTAATTGATGGTTCAATTGACGGTTCTGGGTCAACCTCGTTGACTAGGGGTGGTAAAGCTCCTTGACTAGGGTGGTCAACCTCGTTGACTAGGGGTGGTCAACCTCGTTGACTAGGGGTGGTAAAGCTCCTTGACTAGTCAAAGGCGGCAATTCCTCCCATTTTTCAGAGTGCAAAATGTACAAATTTGAAGAATGCCCTTTTGATGTTTTTCTTTCCTTAATGCTGATATACCCCATTTCAGCCAATTTTTTAGTATGACCAATTGCCGTTTGGCGGGATATTTCACATTGTTGAGCCACTTTTTTGTAGCTTGGATAACAAACACCCTCATCATTGGCATTGTCAGCCAGTTTGATAAGAAGCAGTTTTGTGAGAGGATTGCCGACTTTGGCATTAAATGCCTTGTCCATTAGTTTTATGCTCATGCACCCACCGCCATAAAATATGCTTTATAAACTTTGCCGGTTCGCTCATCGTGAACGAACTCGTCTTCAATCGGATAACCACGCTCTTTTAAATCATAAATACGGGCTGAAAGGTGCATACAACCAAATAGCCTTAATGCTTCAAGGGAGGTGAGCCGTCCACCGTTTTTCATAAATGCCAAAATCCTCGCATTCTGCGATTGACTTGTTTTTTCGTTTGGATTAACATTTTCCATAGATTAAATTTTCCTATTTATCTACTAACCACCGCTGCAACGGTGGTTTTTTATTGCCCTAAATATTATTTTTTCTTACAATCCGAACCATCTTTTTCATTCAGAGGTTCATTATGGATATTTCCGCTATCTTCACTTCCGCCAAAACCACTCTTGACTTGCTCTCCGGTATGGAAAGCAATACTGTTTTGAGTGAGAGGGTTGCCTTGCTCAAGGATCAGATCGAAATACTCCGATATGCTCACGAAGCGACTCAAAAAGAATTGTCCGAAACAAAAGAAAAGTGCGCCAAACTTGAGAATGAAATAGCGGCTTACCGAGCAGCCGAACAATTTGTCTTTGAACACGGAGCGGCGTTTAAAAAATCCCCTAGCGGATACATCAAAGCGGTGTATTGTCCCAACTGCCTTACTGTTGCCGGCGGTAGCATTTTTAGTTTTCCGTTTCAGTGCGGAAACTGCAAATGGCGCAGTATGTTTAAGATTGGCGAGTTTGATCGCATTTTTAATTCGTTGCCGTAAACTCATTACTTCTCCTAAAATAGAACGTCTTTATTGCCCTAAATACTTCTCTCTTAACCGCTCATCTAAGCCATTTAGTGATAGGAGTAATAGCTCAAACTCCCTTCTCGAAATTGCAATATGCGTTTCTTTATCGAATAGCCCGAAATCAAGTGCGGTCAAAAAATTCAACGTTTTTACCATCTCATTGTTCGCCACAAATCGACTTAGCGTGGACGGATCGCAATCCATTCGTCCAGCTACCTCAATTTGTTTCTGACGGTAGTATTTCTCCATAACAGGATCGGAAAGTTCTCTTGCCGATCCCAATAACTTATTGCGTGCCATTGCGAGTACCTTTGGGTAAATTAGGTTCGTGATAGCAAATGTGAAAATTCGGGTGATATATCTTCAGCTTTAACTTTTCCCTTCGTGGCTTTCTCAATTCGCAACGCATTTTCAAGGGAAATCGCACCACCGTTTAACCATTTGCTCACAGCATTTTGACTTACGCCGCAAGCCTCAGCTAATAGCTGCTTTCCTAGCGTTTCAATAGCTTCTTGTACAAATTTATTCATAGCTTGTTGTTTTTCAAAAAATAAAACAACTCATATATTATAGCTTTGGTTGTTTTAAGTAAAGAAAAAATATCGCTTTAGTTATTTGAATGTTTAAAACCTCAGTTTTAAAATAATGAAAAATTTAAATAGGGTAAAAGGTATGTCATTCGGTGAACGTCTAAAAATCGCAAGAAAAAATGCAGGTTTAACTCAATCTGATTTAGGGAAAGCAATAGGAGTGAGCCAAAACGCTATTCAAAAAATTGAAGCAGGTGGAGATACTAAGCATAAGTTGGCATTAGCCACTGTGTTAGGTGTGAATCCTGTTTGGTTAGAGAGCGGTTCTAATAGTGCTGTTAGTGAATCATCAGTATCAGTAACAACAAAAAATTTTTCAAGATCAGACGTTGAAGACTCAATCAAGCTCACATTACTTGATAACAAATTGGCTGCCGGAGATGGTTATATTAATCTTGATTATCCCGATACAATCCGTTCTATTGAGTTTTCTCGAGATAAATTTATGGAGATTTTCCAACGCAAAACCGCAAATAATCTTTCATTAGCGGTGATTGATGGAAACAGTATGTATGATCCAAACAATGAAGAAATGAGCTTAAAACACGGTGATATTGTGTTTATTGATACTTCAATACAAGAGTTTAAAAACGATGGAATTTACGCATTTGTCTTTGAAGGGAAAGCGAGAATTAAACGTTTGCAATACTTGAGCGGCTATCGCTTAAAAGTCATTTCAGATAACCCTACCTACGAAACGGAAATTTTAGAGAAAGATCAAGTTGAACAAATTCATTTTATTGGACAACTAATCAAAAAAATGCCGATGGAAATGTTTGATTTATAAATACTAACAAGAGCACACCAAAGCCAGAAGTTGAATTTTGTGGGGTAAAAAAGAACAAATAAAAGCGTGGTGATAGGGAACTCCAAACAGATATGAAAAATTACGATCAGGGGTGATTAATAATATAAATCAATATGTTATTGTCAGTTTTATAAGATTACGATCAGGAGAATAGTATATGTTAAAAATAACAAACGAAACTGAATTTTTAGAATTTATTTCTTCAATTATCAACGATGGAAACCAAAAATTAAACAGCAAAGATTTTGAACTTCCTGATATAGAATTTAATGGATATCCTAATTTATTCTTTAATGTAAAAGGAAGCACCTATTCATCGACACTCACAACTCCTTTACTTAATGCGTTATCGGAACTAACTTCAGAGATTCAAAAATCTTATTGTTTGATTAAATATGAAACCTCTAATCTTCAACGTTTAACTTTGGAAGATAGACAAAATATTGATATAATTTTTAAAATCAAAGAAGGCTCTTCCGAAGGTGAAAGTGATAATACACAAATTGCTAACGGAATATTTAGTGTGATAAAAGAGGGGATGGCAGGAATGAATGGTTGGCAAAAATTAGCTGTCTTAGTCACTTTTATTGGAGCTATTGGAGGGCTTGGCTATAAATGGCTTGATAACCAGTCTATTGAAGAAGCGACCTCTGCAGCAACGATTAACAATGCAATTACAGCACTTTCAGACACAAATAAACAAGCACTTTCCCTACTAAAAGAACACGGAGGAACGGACATCTCAAACGAGATTGAACAACATTCTGAACAGGCTCAAACTCTATTCTTCAAAGAAGTAGCAAAAGACCCAAATGCGAAACAAGCAACATTAAATCAGATCACTGCAGACAGGGCATTGTTAGATGATTACAAAAAACGAACCTCTAAGCACAGAAGTAAAACACCAAAACTTGATTGGTTTATTATTAAAGGCATTGAACTCTACGCACCTCAATATATTGAAACGGATATCGATATTAGTGTAATTAGAGAATCTGACGATGCTGAATTTACTCTTAGCACCTCATTAACTCTTATGAGCGATGAGGAACTATCTGCCTTGAAAAACGCCTTAGGTACAAGTAATCTTGTAAAAATTGCCTACGAGGAACTCACAGAAAACGGCAAAATAACAAAAAGTCAATTTGTTAGAATTGAACAATAAATTAAACCGCCTCGTGGCGGTTTTCTTTATCCCCTACTCCATAACTCTCCCCACCATTTTCGTGGCGTCACGAAAATGCTCTAAAAACCGACCGCACTTCTCTCTTTTCGCCTATCCATTGATTAAAAAACAAGCAATCAAACTACTTCATCAAAAATTTATTTCTTTAAAAATCAAATAATTAAAACCAAAGCTATAAATAAACACAAATAAAAACAACTTCAGCTATTTACAAGATAAAACCATAGCTATAAAATACCCACATCAAAACAAAACACCCACAAAATAAACTAAGGAGCAAAAAATGAGTTTACAAATTTTATGTCAAGGCTACACCGTTGCAAACCACGAAAAACCAATATTAATAAAACTTAAGGGGCTGAAGTAGA